GCAAGGCTAACACGATGTACGGGCGCTTCATTGCAGACTTGCGCGCGGTTAATCCCGACATGCGCTTGGTGGGTCTGACGGCCACGCCGTATCGCCTAAGCACGGGGCGCTTGGATGAGGGCGACGATCGGCTGTTTGACAAGACGGTTTACACATACGGCATCGCGGACGGTGTGCGTGATGGGTATCTGGCGCGGCTGGTGACGAAGGCAACGGAAACGCTGCTGGATGTGAGCGGCGTGCAAAAACGAGGAGGAGAATATGTCGAATCCCAGCTCCAAGCGGCAGTCGATAAAGAGGCAGTCACGCGCCGCGCAATCGAGGAAACTATTGCTTACGGCCATAGCAGAAGATCTTGGCTGGCGTTTTGCAGCGGAATCGATCATGCGTACCACGTCAGAGATGAAATCCGACGCCGAGGATTTTCTTGCGAGACAGTCATCGGCACAACTCCAACCGCCGAACGAGCCAGAATCCTAGACGACTTCAAAGCCGGCAAGTTGCGCTGCGTCACAAACAACAGCGTGCTTACCACCGGCTTCAACGCCCCCGGCGTCGATATGATCATTGCGCTTCGCCCAACGGCAAGTGCGGGGCTCTACGTTCAAATGATGGGGCGCGGGACTCGCAACGCGCCGGGGAAGGACAATGCCTTGGTGCTGGACTTCGCTGGGCTGATTCGTACGCACGGCCCGGTCGACGCCGTTAAAGCACGCATGCCAGGAAAAGGCGACGGCGTTGCGCCGGTTAAGGAGTGTCCGAACTGCCATAGTTTAATACACGCCAGTTTGCGGGAATGTCCCGATTGCGGTCATTATTTCGAGCCTAACGGCGAGACGAAGTTGACCACCCGCGCGTCGTCTTTAGCAATCATGCAGTCCGCGCCAGCGCAATGGCTGCGCGTTACGGAACGCACGTTCGCGCCGCACTACAAGCCGGAAAAGCCGACCAGCGTGCTGACGAAGTTCAAGTGTGGCTTCGTTGTGCATAAAGCCTGGTACTGCCCGGCCCATGACGGGCGCGCTCGGTCCCGCGCTGATAAATTCTGGATGGACCACGGTGGCAAGATGCCGGTACCTCGAAGCGCCGATGAATGGCTATCGCGAGCCGATGAGTTGCGCGCAACTGACGAAATATCCGTCAAGCCGGACGGAAAATATTTCGCGGTGGAGGGAGCCCGTGCGGCGAGGTTGGAGATGGCCGCTGAGTAAACATAAACCTATACGCTAAGCCGTATAAAGTAAATATATACGAATACGCGTATAAGCCGTGAAAAATCGTAACGGAGCGTGAAAAATAGTGACTAGGAGCTGCTAATCGTGAAAAATAATGTCAAACTATCCGCTGAAGAAATGGAATCTATGCTGACCGGCAATCCGATCAAAACCACAGAAGGATTCTGGCCCATGAGGCGACGTGCGTCATTTCAAGTTTATTGCGACGATGGAACACACGTAAATTCTGAATCCAGACTAACTTGTCGCCGCTGCGGCGAGATCGGCCACGCATGGCAATGCTGCCCCGAGAACATGTAGCAAAATTTATTTCGCGGTGGAGGGCACAAAGGCCGCGCAAACTGTTGCGTGCGCATAAAGTTGCGTGTTATGCAAGTTTATGCCTCACACACAATTCCACAACGGTCGCGTCGTGCTGCACAAAGGCGACTGCCTCGAAGTAGTGCGAACAATGCCGGATAACAGCATTGATAGCGTGTGTACTGATCCGCCGTATGCGTTGGTGAGCATTGTGAAGAGGTTTGGCGCGGAAGGGGCGGCGCCCGCGCAGGGTGGCGTCTACGCGCGCGCCTCGAAAGGCTTCATGGGCAAGCAGTGGGACACCGGCGAAACCGCCTTCGCCGTCGAATTCTGGGCAGAAATCCTGCGCGTCTTAAAACCAGGGGGCCATGTCGCGGCGTTCGGCGGAACGCGATCCTACCACCGGCTGGCATGCGCGATTGAGGACGCGGGATTTGAGATTCGGGACCAGCTTGCGTGGGTGTACGGGACGGGATTTCCGAAAAGCCACGACGTGAGTAAGGGAATTGATAAGGCGCGCAACGAAGACATAGAGCCGGCGGCTAAAGTTGCGCAATTCATTGTATCGGCGATGAAGTCTCGTGGACTGTCTCGCGCAGATATAAACCGTCATTTTGGCTTCAGCGGTGCGGGATCATCCGGCCAGGAATGGACAACGACGCGCACGGACATGGTAGTTAAGCCGCGCGTCCCCAAATGGGATCAGTGGCTCGCCCTCAAGACCCTGGTGGGGTTTGGCGACGAACTAGACGCCGAAGTATGGCGTTTAAACAGCCGCAAGGGCGAGCCTTCCGACGTTTGGAATGGAGCTGAGGTCATTGGAGAGTACGACAGCGCACCCGCAATGGGTTTTGGCGGTCTTAATCAGTTCAAAGCTAGAGATCAGCTTGTCCGCGTTCCCGCAACCGACGCCGCCCGCCAATGGGAAGGCTGGGGAACGGCGCTAAAACCAGCATGGGAGCCGATCTGCCTTGCTCGCAAGCCGCTAAATGAGAAGACCGTGGCGGCCAACGTGCTGCGCTGGGGAACGGGCGCGATAAATGTGGACGGGTGTCGGGTTCCCGTTTCTGACGCTGACATTCGCGACATAGGGCGGCAAATCAATCGCTCGGCAAGAACTGACGACGACGGCTACGGCATGAACCGCAACGGCGCGGAGGCTGCCGTTACGGTCGTGAAGCCGGAAGGCCGCTTTCCCGCCAATCTCTGCCACGACGGCTCTGACGAAGTGCTGGCGGCGTTTCCGGTGACAACGAGTGGTAGCCGGAAGGCAGGCGAGCATAACTATTTTGCCGGCAATGGAATTTACCGCGACGCAAAAATCGGCGCGATGCCAGCCTTGGGTGGAAGCTCCGGCTCCGCCGCCCGCTTCTATTATTCTGCAAAGGCTTCAAAAGCCGACCGCGCCGGCTCCAAGCATCCCACCGTCAAGCCCGTCAAGCTCATGCAATGGCTGGTGCGGCTGATCACGCCGCCGGGTGGAACCACGCTTGATCCATTTGCCGGTAGCGGCACGACGGGCGCCGCGGCCTTCCTAGAGGGATTCAATGCTGTGCTGATTGAGCGCGAGGCTGAATACCAAGCCGATATCGAGCGGCGCATAGGCTCGCTAGAACCGGCCGCGCCAGCCGCGCCAGACCTGTTTGCGTGCTCTTAGTTCCTCCCGACTGCTTTCTCTGCCACCGCAGCGCAATCTTCGGCATAGGTAAATACCCCAAGTGGGTCTGCATGGAGTGTTCAAAATTGGCTAAACAGTTGAGCCACCTACCGCTCGACGAATACGAAAAGAACGCCATCCTAGCAATGGACGAAGCTGCGGCTGATTACGTTGCTGAGATTGGCACAACGGATCTCGCGCAATGGCCGGAAGAAAAGCGCATTGGGCTGTGGAAGCATATCTGGCTTGTTGCTGGCGAGTCTATTCGCGAGCAAGTTGCCGGCAACGTTGCGCCGTTTTGAGGAAGACAACACAATGAGCAAGGCATTCGCGCAACATGAGGCTGCGTTTTACCAAGGTTTATGTTCTGGAAGAACATTGCTGTCTATGGCAAAGGAATTCGGTGTCAGCGAAGCTGCTGTCTGTATTTGGCGACAAAAAGCACGACGCAACGAGATTCTAGGCGTCAGAAAGGGCAAGCCTTCTGAGTCCGACAATCCCTTCATCAACCTGCTTCGCGAGCGTCGCTTGTCTCAGCGCATGACAATGGATGAACTGTCGCGCCTAGCCTTCATGGCAAAGAACCACATTAGCCTCATTGAACGCGGACAGCGCAAGCCGCTACTGGATACTTGGCTGGCCTTAGTGGAAGCCTTGGGCGGGGAAGTGGAAGTTAAGTTTCCGCCACGGGATTAGCTTGCCTTCCGACTTGCATTTGAAGCAAGGAATTGCATGACTGTAAATATAATAAACGGCGACTGTCGCGCGGTGCTGCCGACGCTCGATGCGGAATCGTTCGACTGCATCGTAACCAGCCCGCCCTATTGGGGGCTGCGCGATTATGGGACGGCGACATGGGAAGGCGGCGATGCAGATTGTGATCACTCGCATTTTCTAGGCGGTGGGGGGGCTGCATCGGCCAAGCAAATGACATCATCCGGCACGCAGAAATATCAATATCGTGACATCTGCGGTAAATGCGGCGCCCGTCGTGTGGATTCCCAGATCGGCCTTGAGCCGACGCTTGACGCCTACGTGGAAGAGATGGCGTCGCTTGGGGATGCGCTTTGGCGCGTGCTGAAGCCGAGTGGGACGTTTTGG